GGTCGGAGCTGTCGTCCATGGGAATGTGACTGGTACATCCAGCGGTGTTCCAATGGTTAAATTAGGATTTAAAAGTCCTCGTTGGACTCTTATTCACTTGAACGAATTTGGATACGCAAAGAATGGGCATCCTCGTGGTTTCGGTATTATGCGCCGCTTTTTTGAGGGGAGCAAACCAGTTTTTAAATCTAAAGTTGGCATGAAGTTAAAACAGGAGTTTTTGTAATGATTAAAGACAAATTAACTGAACTCTACAACGTTTTGGAGGAGGATGAGTCTTTATCTGGTATCAGTATCAAGTCATTTGAACGTCCTGAGACCTTGGGAGATGACGAGACGAGTATTGTCATTATTCCTGTCGGACCTCCAATGCAGACCGCTTACGGTAGTAATACTAGCCTGGCAAAGACTTTTCTCTATCAAATCAATGTAGAGTCTACTAATCGATTGGAGTGTAAAGAACTCCAAGGAAGAATTGAAAAAATAATGGAAAATCAGGGGTTTTATCAGACCGAAGGTGGTCTGGAACAATGGATCCCTGATATCAAACGCTATGTAGACGCTCGGACTTATAAAGGTCGGAGTGCTCTATACGAAGAATACTAAATTAAAGAAAGAGGTGCTATAAATGGCATTAGTTGGTTTTAAACGTATGACAATTCGTGTGTTGGATAGGAATGCTACTCCAACGCTCGGACAAAACCTTTTCGTAATCGAAGGTAAGACGGGAGAAGGTGCGACTCGTACTGCTAAAATTTCTGGTCTTGCAAGCGATCCGGTAAAAACATACGGTAGTGACGTTGCTTATCACGTATCTAATCGTGGTGTAGGCGATGTGAAGATGGAAATGACGGCAGTTGATATTCCTTCAACAGTATTGGCTAAAATCCTTGGGCACCAAGTGAAAGATGAGATCATTGGTATTGGTGCTGATAGTACTGCGCCATTCTGCTCAGTCATGCTTGAATCTAAGACAGCAAATGGAACTCAGGCGCAGGTCGGGTTCTTTAAAGGTCAGTTCTCAATGGATGCTGAAGAGCTTGAAACACTTAAAGATAAGCAAGAAGAACTGCCAGATGACAACTTGAGCTTTTCTGCTATCGCAAGCGATGATACTGGAACAGAAGGTCTTTACTATGTGAAATACATTGGTAAAGACGAAACCAAGCTCAAAAAATTCAAAGGTCAGCTTAAAATGGTTGCTGCAGGGTAGGAAGAGTGCGCAAGCTCTCTTTTTATCTTTTCTAGAAAGGAAAGTAAATGGCTAAGGTTAAATTTTTAATAAAAAACGAAAAGGGTCAAGACGTTCAAAAAACTAGTAAAGAAATTACTACTAAGGACTATCGTGACTACTTGATTCTCAATGAAGCACTATCATCTGATGTGTCAGAGGTAGAGAAATTAGACAAACAATTAGAATTCATCGCCTCACTGTTTGAAGATTTGGAAGTGGAAGAGCTTTTGAAATTCACGGACATGGCAGATATTTTTGCGGTATTTGCAGACATCTACTCTCATCTGGTGGGTGATGTTGACCCAAAGGAGAAAAAATAAAGCCAAGTGAAGCGCTGAAAAGGTTTTATGGTTTTGTCAAGCAAGCTACTGAAGGTCCATACGGTATGAGTATCCGTGATGTGATGGATACGAGCTGGGAGGATCTAATGGGTGTTCTTGGTGAAACTGAATCTGCTGAAATTGAGGAAATCATGGATCTTGCTGACTTTATCCAGCTTATCTGATGAAAAGGCTTTACAAAACACCTCAATAGGCATATAATAAGGGCAAGGAGGTGAGTGGTATGAAGATGGTAGAACAAAATCGCAGGCGATGTCTATTTTGGACATTGACTTTTGTAATATATATTTGTTTTGGTATTTACTGCGTTTGTACGAACTTTGGTAATACGATTGGGCAGATATTATTGTCGCCATTCATCATTGCTTCTTTGCCTTTATATGGATATGGACTCCTAGGTGTTTTTATATGGGCAATGATGTCTATGGCTTTTGATGATTATAAGAAATTAAAATAGGGAAAGTCCGAAAGGGCTTTTTTCTTTATATTATGAGAGATAGGAAGGAGAACAAAATGGCAAGCGGTACGCCGTTAGGAGCAATGTATATCGAACTAGGGCTGGACGTGTCGAAGTTCAGTCCTACTTTAAATGGTGCAAAAAACTCTGTAAAGTACTTTCAAAACAATGTCCGTTCTTTGGATAGTACTTTGAAAGGAAATGAAAAAAATGCTGGGTTACTTCAAGCAAAATATAAGACTTTAGGACAAGCTATTGATTCACAGCGTAAAGTCTTGGATGAGCTAAAGAAAAGCTTTGACAAACTTGATCCTGGGACAGCTAAGTTTGACAAGGCTGCTGCTGATATTCAGCGTGAGAATGCTAAGTTGGCAGCGATGGAAAACCAGCTACGTGGAGTTGAAAAAGCTTTGAAAGATGTTGGTCGCGAGAATAGCTGGGCTGGGAAGATGGACAAGCTAGGGGACACCTTTAAGCGTGGTGGCGAAAAATTTCGTGCAATGGGTGATGCTATGAAACCTGTATCGACAGCCCTAACTGCTGGTTTCGCTTTATCAACTAAGAAAGCTATAGATTTCGAAAGTCAGATGAATACGACAAAATCACTTCTAGCAGATACTATCCCAACTGCGGATGAATTGAATAGTACTACAGAAAAGCTAGGTGAAAGTTCTAAAGGTTGGGCGAAACAATATGGGATTTCGACAGCATCTATTAACGAAGGGATGCAAGAAATCATCAAGAAAGGTTTTGATTCTAATCAAACTATTGCCGCTATGCCGAGCATCTTAGATGCAGCTAAAGCATCTGGCGATGACTTTAATGTAGTTATGAATGCATCCACAAATATATTGAGACAGTTTGGGCTTGATGCAAAGGATACTGGCAGGGTAACTGATAGCCTGACGTATGTAGCTAATAAAACATCCGCAGGCTTTTCAGATATGGGACTTGCAATGGAATATATCGGGCCTGTAGCTCATTCACTAGGTATGTCTGTTGAGGAGACATCAGCTGCTATCGGTCTGCTTTCTGACAACGGTATCTCTGGCGAGAAAGCTGGTACGGCATTACGCGGTGCATTGTCAAAACTATTGAAACCTTCTAAATCTAATGCAAAAGCAATGCGCGAATTAGGATTTAGCGTTGAAGAATTCCAGTCTGGTTCGTTGAAGTTACCAGACATTATCGATCGCATCAAAGAATCGACAAAAGGGTGGACAGAGGCTGAGAGATCCTCTGCTATTGCCCGTGCCTTTGGTGTTGAAGCTCAAACTGGTATGAATGCCCTTATTAATCAAGGAGGGGATGCGCTACGTAATCTTACGAAGGAAACTGAAAATGCTCGTGGCTATACTAAGAAATTATCGAACGAGCTATCAAAATCATCTAAAAATGGAGTAGAGAGATTCAAGTCAAGCTTGGAAGTACTTCAAATCAATGTTGGTCAGAAACTCTTACCACTACTCACACCTGCGGTTGAAAAGGTAAGTAAGTTTATTGAGTGGTTAGATAAGGCACCCGAAAGTACAAAAAGGTTAGTACTTGGAATTGGTGGCTTTTTAGCTCTAGGATATCCGTTTCTGAACATGATAGGGAATGCATCAACGGGATTAGGATTTCTTTTTAAAAGCGGCAGCAAAGTTTCAAATCTGTTTTCCAAAGGATTGAGTCTTGGAAAAGCGGGTAAGGAAGCGGCTGAGACAGGAACTCAGGTTGCTGGGATGTCTGGAAAAATAGGACGACTCAAGACAGCTTTGACTGGGATTACTGGAAAAGCTGGACTGCTCAAGACAGCTTTAGCTGGGGTTACGAGTCCTGTTGCGCTTTTAGTTGGCGGAACTGCTTTATTAGCTGGTGGGTTAGTTTATTTAGGCCATAAAAAAGATGAAGCTCGCATCAAAGCGGAGGAATTTGGTTCTACTTTAGATGATGTTCAGCGTGGAGAACTGCGAAATTTTCAGAAGGTAGTAGATGAAACTAGTACGGCCGTCGCAAATTTTGGAACTCATGCTGGAGATGCTGATAAGGTATCTGGAGCCTTTAAAAAACTCTATGAAGAGATTGTTGCAGCTGCAGATAAAAGCAACAAACGGATAGAAGAGTTGGGCGCTAAGTGGGGCCTTAGCGAGGAAGATATTGCGAGAGCCAAAGAAAGAAATGGTCGGATTGTATCTAACACTGAGGCTATGATGAATCAAATCAATGAGATTTATCAGCGACATAATGGCGATGCAAGCAAGTTCTCTCAAGAGGAGAAAGAAATCATCCTGAACAATCAGAATGAGATGATTAAGGCGAAACTCTCCATGATGGACTTGTCAGCAGAGCAAGAAGCTGCTGCAAGGAAGGCTTTGAATGGAGAAATTAGCGCTCTCAACGAGACTCAATTGAAGCACACAAAGGATGTTCTAAAAAAAGCTTTAGACGATGAAAAACAGCTCTTTGAAAATTCTAAAAGTGAATGGAAAGAGTTATTGGACAAGAAAGCAATTGATCAAGAAACTTACAATAAAAAAATTCAAGAACTAGAATCTAAACACCATCAAACCATGGAAGCTTTGGGAAGTAAGTATTACCAGGTCATGCAAAATCTTGATGCTAAGGTAAAAGCTCGTACTGGTCAAAGTTGGAACTATTGGGAAGAAGCCAAGAAAGTTCTGGAAGAGTATGGCCTATCCTATGAAGAAATCGGGAAGAAAGCTGCGGTAGCTTCTCAAAAGGTAGGTAATTCACACAGCATTCTTGCTAAATATACTAGTGAGATGAGCAAGGAAGTGAAAGAGGCTAACGATGCCTGGTCATTGCTTGTCGGTAACATCGATAAGAACGGAAATTTCCAAGTCAAGTCTAATGTTAAGGAAGTTATCGGAGAGGCTGCTAAATCTGCTGAAGGTTGGGAACAATTGCAGTTTATTGCTAAAACTGCGGAAATCAACTCGAATGCTCGTGCTACTATTGCTGAGGCTCTTGTCGAATCTGGTAAATGGAAAGACATGACTCTCGAAGAGAAACAAGTGATTGTCAAGAACCAAGCTGGTCTACAAGCTATCTTTGATAGTGAAACTCATCTTAAAACATGGAATAGTATGCCAGCTGAAGTTAAGGAACTTCTTTTGAAAAATACGGATATCATGAGCAAGGCAGATGAAGCCTCGAAAGCTCTGTCTAACTATGAGTCTCTGAAACCAAAACAGAAGGAATTGCTCGCTACTGATGAAAGTCTAAGAAAGGCAGTTGCTCGTTCTACTGATACTCTGACAACCTGGAATGCGACCACACCGTTTACAAAAGACTTGAAGGTAGACCCTACGAATGCTCTGAACAATGGTCGGTTATCTATTGACAAGATTACAGCTTGGAATTTTGCCTCTGTCGAGACTAAATCTTTAAATGCAGTAGATAATACGAGCGCAGCTGTTGGAAGTGCTCAAGCAAGTGTAAACTCTCCGAAACAAGAAGCTCCTATCAATTTGTTTGCGACTGATCAGACTGCTGGTGTACGAAATGAGACAAGCAGTGCTATCAATGCTATTAAGCAGTATAATCCAGTGGATATTCTTGCTAAGAATAGCACTCCTGGTACTGTTAGCGAGGTAAAAAGTGGTGTTAATAGTATTCAGGACAAAACGGTTACAATCAATGCACGAGATAATGCGTCTGGAGTTCTTTCAGGCATTAGGAGTTGGATTGATAGCGTAACTGGTAATTTCTTTACGAATATCTTTGCGAGTAAGCATGCCCACGGTACTAACTATCACCCTGGTGGTCTTGCTATCGTCAACGACCAAAGGAACAGCAACTACAAAGAAATGGTTACTCTTCCAAATGGTCAGAGTTTTATTCCTAAAGGCAGAGATGTCTTGCTTCCTCTTCCGAGAGGTTCAAAGGTCTTGCGAGCTGATAAAACTAGACGTTTGATGCGTGAGATGGGTGTTCCGAAATACGCTTCTGGTATCGGGATTCCGAGTGATGCGAAATTCCTCCGTGAAATGGAACAAGCTCAACGTAATATCACTATTCAGACCACTAGTGTCCAAAGTGGGCAAGATACAGATAAAGTCGTGTCTGAGATGAGGATTCTGAGGTCAAGTTTAGAAAAATTGCTTACTGCTATCCTCAACAAGGACTCAGATACTTATATGGATAGTACTGTGATTACGGATATTATTACTAAAAAGCAAAAAGAATATGAAAAACTACAAATGATGATGAGAGGAGTACTTGAATGAGTGTGGTTACTATGAATTTTAATAAATTCGATTTAAGTGAACTTATCGAAATTCATGATATTCAACGAGATATTGGGAATAATCGCTCTATCACGACATCTTATACTGCAAGTGTTGGAGTAAATATTCAACAACAAACCATAGAAGCGAAGTTCATTGAAGTAAAATTCTCTATTTGGTCTAAAGATAGAAATACCCTCAAGCATAAGCTTGCGGGTATTTTTAATGTCAGCAGTGCTAAAAAGCTTGTCTTCTCAGACGAGCCTGACAAGTACTATCTGGCCATGCCTATTGAAAGTATTTCGATGCAGGAAACGAGTGGTCGTAGATCAACTGGATCAATGAAATTCATCGTTCCAGACGGTGTAGCTCATTCGTCAGCATACAAAGAAGTGTCTAATCCGACATTCGAAACAGGTAAGTTTGTCTTTAACATCAATAACGAAGGGAATGTGGACACTTACCCAATCATCACTATCAAAAACAACTCTGATAATGGCTATGTTGGGGTTGTCAATTCTAAGTCAGCCTTTGAAATGGGCAATCGCGAGGAAATTGATGCTGAAATAACGACGGCTTCCCAAGTTCTGCTGGATTATAGAGGTTCTAACATTTTGAGAGGATTTCAAAACTCTGATAAGGGCGTAGCTATCACAAACGATAACAAGGAACGATTAGTTGGAACTTTAAGTACTTCAGATATGTGGGGAGAGAATCATATTGAATTATCAGATATAGGAGCTTTGGAGAAAAATAAAAATAACGCTCAAAGCTTAACGTGGACTATTCCTGCCGATAGCAATGGAGAGGTAGGGTCTTTAAATGATTATCTCCTATGGCGACAAATTTTTATGGCTGCAATCGCTAGCCAACGTGGGTTCATAAAGGTTACAGTGTCAGATACAAATGGAAATTTTTTGTACGGAGTCGAAACATACAAACGTTGGTCAACAGTCTATTGTGATTATAGTGTATTTACAACTGATGGCAAAGGTGGATACAAGTATATCAAGTGGTGGTATTTCACAGGAACAGGCTCCCTGGGAGAAACTGACAATCCTTTCTTTGCGAACAAAGGTTGGACAGAGTTGAGAAGAAATGATGATAGGTTGCAAGTGTACTTTAAAGGCTCTCATTATAGTTTTGTCGTCCCTGAGATAAAAGGTAAAAAATCAGCTAAAATTCATATTACATTTGGGGCAGTGAGAGATCAGCTATTGTTGTCGCATATGTATCTGGACGAATTCATGTATCAAAAAGATTTTGTCTCTATGGCCAAAGATATCCCAAATCGCTATCCGATTGGCTCTACAATCGTCATTAACAGCGAGGAAGACACAATCATGGTTGACGGGATTAATAAGTTTGGAGATAGGGTGCATGGTTCTTCATGGATTACATTGCCTCCTGGAAAGAGTCAACTTGAGATTTATACATCAAGTTGGGTTAAAAAGAAACCTACTGTGTCAGTAAAATTTGAAGAGAGGTGGTTGTAGCAATGCTTTTAACAATCCATGATATGAATTTGCGCCAAGTAGCATCAATAGATAATGATAAGCAGGGCGCATTGAACTATTATGATGACGCATGGGTTCGCAATCTCGAAACTGGTTCATCGACTTTTGACTTTACTGTTGCTAAGAAAGTTTTGAACACAGACTCTGCTCTTACGAAGATTCACAATCATTTAAACGAGAAAGCTTTTATTTCTTTCGAATACAAAGATAGAACGCATCTTTTTACCGTTCATAAAGTAATTGAGAACGAACAAATTATCAAGGTCAATTGTATCAACCTCAATCTTGAGTTAATCAATGAGTATGCAAATCCTTATAAAGCCACTAAAGCGATGACCTTTGTAGAATATTGTCAGGAAATGGATTTGCTGAATTACACTCTACTTTCTGTTGGAATCAACGAGATTTCAGAGAAACAACTCAAGCTTGAATGGACCAATCAGGAGACCAAGCTAGCTCGACTACTCAATTTAGCGAAGCAATTTGGTGCTGAGATTGATTTTGATACAAAGCTCCATGCAGATAGTTCTATCAAATCATTTACTGTAAATGTATATCATGAGAACGATGGTGAGCATCAAGGTGTCGGGCGAGAAAGAACAGACATCAGCTTGACATACGGTAAAAATATCGGGTCTATAACTCGTGAAATCGATAAGACTGGTATTTTTAATACTATCCGACCGACAGGGAAAATGCCAACTGTAGAAGTTGAAGATAGTGGAGAGCGTCATCTATCTAGTCAGAGAGTAAAGAATTCAGATGGTTCAACAACTGAGACTATCATTCGCACAGCTTCAGACGGAACCAAGAGTAAGACCATAGTCCATACGAAAATAACGAAGCTAGCTGACAAGACACGGATTACAACAACTACAACTACCCGTTCTGATGGTTCTATTGAACAAACTGTGACTACGAGTAAGAAAGGTGGACCTTCTAATACTGAGAAGCGGATTTTAAGACCTCCCAAGAAAAAGGAAAAAGAAACAGATCCTGAAAAAGAGGTTTTGACAATCGCTGATTTGGGAGAGTGGTCGATTAAGAATGAGAAAGGAGAAGTAGAGTTTTACCAGAGAGGTCAATCACTTTACGCTCCTATTTCTATGCAGCTTTATCCTTCAACTTTCACTTCTTCAACAGCTAATGACCAGTGGACAAGAAGAGATTTTTACTTTGACACTGATGAGCCAAACGAACTGAGACGACTTGCTTACTTAAAATTAAAACAGCATTGTTATCCAGCTATCACTTATGAAGTAGATGGTTTCGTGGATGCTGAAATCGGAGATACAATACAGATTTACGATGACGGCTTCAACCCTGCTTTAATTGTAAAGGCGAGAATTTCAGAGCAAAAAATTAGTTTTACGAATCCATCTAGCAATAAGACGACCTTTGCGAATTTCAAAGCTTTGAAAAATAAGTTATCAACTGATATCCAGTCAGCCTTTGAGAGATTGTTTGAAGCTGCTAAACCATATACTATCAAATTGTCAACGGACAATGGTGTTATCTTTAAAAATCAGATCGGCCAAAGTCTAGTAACCCCAACTTTATACAAGGGGGGAAAACCAGTTGTTGCTGGTGTTACTTGGCGTTGGGCGCTCGATGGAGAAGTAACAACAGGGATGACTTACTTAATTAGAGGCTCCAATGTAACTGATACAGTCACTCTGACAGTTGCAGCTTACATTGGAAATAAAGAGGTTGCTGTTGATGAGTTATCGCTTGTTAATGTTGTTGATGGAAAACTTGGTACACCTGGAACTTCAGGGCGAGATGGCCGTACTCCTTATGTCCATACAGCATGGGCTAATAATGCAACAGGAACAGATGGATTTAGTCTTGATAGCTCAATCAATAAACTCTATATTGGTATTTATACAGACTTTGAACCAAACGATAGCACAGACCCTAAAAAATACAAGTGGGCTAAAGTAAAAGGAGACAAGGGAGAAAAAGGCGATAAAGGAGAACCGGGACAACGTGGTTTAGATGGCTTGCAAGGCGCACGAGGTGAACAAGGATTACCTGGTCGCAATGGTGCAGATGGCCGGACTCAATACACTCACATAGCTTACAGCAATAGTGCTGATGGAACTAAGGATTTTTCTGTAAGTGCCTCTGATAGAGCTTATATCGGTATGTATGTTGATTTCAATAGTGCTGATAGTACCACTCCATCCGATTACAATTGGACACTTGTAAAAGGTTCTGATGGTGCAAATGGCGTGGCAGGTAAGGCTGGATCAGATGGTAGGACACCATACTTACACATAGCTTACGCCACATCAAACAACGGCTCACAGGGTTTCTCAACTACTGACAGTACAAATAAAACGTATATTGGAACATACACAGATTACACTCAGGCAGACAGTACAGATTACAGAGCTTATAAGTGGACGTTGATAAAAGGGGCAGATGGTACTGGTATTTCTAATGTCACTAATTACTATTTAGCTACTACAGTCTCAACAGGTATCACAAGAGCAAGTGCAGGGTGGACAACTACACCACAGCCTATCACATCAGACAAGCGTTATTTATGGAATTATCGAGTTGAGCTATATACAAACGGTACAAGCAAAACCACAGAGCCTGCTGTTATTGGTGTGCGCGGGGAAAAAGGAGAACGTGGGCAGCAAGGGGCTACTGGAGCCAAGGGTGATAAGGGCGATACAGGTTCTAGAGGACTACAAGGTGAGCAAGGACTCCAGGGGGTACAAGGACCAAAAGGTGACCAAGGTATTCCGGGAATTAGAGGTGCAGACGGAAGAACTCAGTACACTCATATTGCTTACGCAGATAATGCAGTTGGAGGAGGTTTTAGCCAAACTAATACCAATAAGCCCTATATTGGTATGTATGTCGACTTTAATGCTGCAGATAGTACTAATCCAACGGTCTATAAATGGACAAAGTGGAAAGGTGAAGATGGTGCGCAAGGGATACCTGGAGCAAAAGGAGCAGATGGTAGAACACCATATTTTCATAGAGCATGGGCAAATTCTGTTGATGGTCGTGATGGTTTTAGTACCTCTGATAGCACGAACAAGCGCTACTTAGGGACGCTGACAGATTTCACTGAGGTAGACAGTCAAGACCCTGCAAGATATAAGTGGACAGCTTTATTTGGGACGACAGAGCAATCGGGTAATATTTTACTAGATTCAAATACCAGATGGAGAAATAAGCACCGACAAGATTTTATCTTAGCTGAATCTTTGAAATCCGGTAAACAGTACACATTAAGCGCTAGGTGGTGGAGGAGTGATAACAGTACACTTAACTTTGGGATTCGTGAAAATTCTAGCGATAGCTGGCAGTGGATAAATTTAGCATATAGCTTTGAGTTGGATGTTTGGAGCGCTACTTTTACATCCAAGAAAAACCTTAACGCTGGAGATGTTGTATCATTTTTCACTGTAGAACTCGAAGGAATTGGTAATGCTGACTGGGCAGTTTTAACAGTTGGAGCCATACCAATGACGAGCTGGCAACCTCACTGGTCAGAGACTCAAAAGCAGTTAGATTCTAAGGCTGACCAATTACTGACTCAAGAGCAATTGAATGCCCTTAACGAGAAATCACAGATTTTAGAGGCTGAAATGAAAGCGAAAGCATCGATGGAGGCCTTTAGTGAATTAGAAAAAGCATATAATGCTTTTGTGAAATTAAATGCAGACAGTCAAAGAAAATCTGAGTCTGATTTGGTTGAAGCAGGAAGAAGAATTGATTTGTTGACAACTCAATTTGGAGGATTAGCAGAGCTTAAAACATTCATTGATACTTACATGAAAAGCACAAACGAGGGCTTGATTATCGGTAAGAATGATGCAAGCTCTACTATCAAGGTATCAAGTGATAGGATCTCCATGTTTTCTGCAGGTAAGGAAGTTATGTACATTTCTCAAGGTGTAATAAACATTGATAATGGTATTTTCACCGCATCAGTTCAAATTGGGCGTTTTAGAACAGAGCAATACTATCTTAATAAAGATGTGAATGTCATACGATATATAGGAGGTTAAAAAAGAAAATGACTAAATTTATCAATTCTAGCGGTTCATTACACTTGAATATTTATATTGAACAAGTTAGTCAGGACATCGCTAACAACTCCTCTAGAGTTAGTTGGAAAGCTACCGTTGACCGCGATGGAGCTTATAGAACATGGACTTATGGTAATATTAGTAACCTATCCGTATGGTTAAATGGAGCCTCAGTATATAAGAGTAACCTCGATTTCGATACGAGCGGACAGGAAGTGACTCTCGCCTCCGGAGAAGTAACCATCCCTCACAACGGTGACGGAACTAAGACTTTTGCAGTATGGGCATCGTTTGACCCAAACAACGGAGTGCATGGGAATATTACCGTATCGGTAAACTATACACTTTCAAACATCCCTCGATCTAGTAGTATAAGCGACAATGCCCTTTCAGGAAATAGACAGCTCGGAAGTCTCCACACTCTCACCATTGACCGCAAATCTAGCTCATTTACCCATCAAGTGTGGTATAGAGTTTTTGGTAGTGAATGGATTGATCTAGGGAAGAACCATGGGACAAGTGTATCCTTTACCCCGTCTTTAGATCTTGCTCGACACTTACCTAAATCTAGTTCCGGGCTAATGGACATCTGTATTCGAACATATAACGGTACTACTCAAATCGGTAGTGACGTGTATTCTAATGGATGGCACTTTAAAATCCCAGACAGTGTAAAACCTACCTTCACAGGTCTTTCATTAACTGACATGAATACGGTCGCAAGACGGCTTTTGAGCGGAAATGACTTTTTACAAATCATTTCCGATATACAAGTGAATTTCAACAATGCATCTGGCGCTTATGGTTCTACTATTACAGGATATCGAGCTGAAATTGTTAATAGAAAAATGGTCGTAACTAAAAACGGTGGTAGTTTTGGTATCATGAACTTTAGCGGTTTGGCGACCATTCGAGCTTATGTTGTCGATAGTCGGGGCAAACAATCAGATACTAAAGATATTACTATCAACGTGATTGAGTATTATGCTCCCTCCTTTAGCTTCTCCGCACTTAGAACTAGAGGTAATCCAAATACATTGCAAGTGTTAAGAAATGCCCGAATAGCCCCTATAATGCAGTCAGGAAAGCAAAGGAATGTAATGTCCTTAACTTTCAAAGTTGCTCAGATAGGTAATGAGAATTTCACGGATGATAATGGGAGTGCATCTGGTAATTTTACAAGTGTTCATACATTGACTAATTCAGCTGCTAACATGGCGGGGAATTATCCATCGAATA